GCTAACTTTAACAAGTTATTTGGAAAAGAGTTCAACCTTCCTATGAGGGTTGAGTGTCAAATTGGACCCAATTGGGGAGATATGGAGATAGTAAATGCAAATCACAGTAATTGATGTAGGTACACCTAACACACACGCAGCCAAGAATGGTAGATCATACCAATCTATGGAAGTAACTTATAAGAATGAGCAAGGTCAAACTCAGTCTAAAAAGTTAATGTCTTTTTCTAATCCTGAAGTGTTTAAACAAGCTAAGGAATGGCAAAAAGGTGATAGCGTTAATGTTAATATGACTAAAGATGATGCAGGTTATTGGCAGTGGGTAAGTATTGGTGAGGCAGGTTCTGCACCATCAACACCACCACAAGCTTTTACAGGTAGTAAACCAGCTCAAGGTGCTAGAGTAACAGGTTCTAACTATGAGACACCTGAAGAACGTGCAAAGAAACAAGTTTACATTGTTCGTCAGAGTTCAATCTCAAGTGCTATTGATTTACTTAAGTCAAATGGTAATGATGTTAAAGTAGAAAATGTGTTATCAGTAGCTAAGCAACTAGAAGATTATGTCTTTGGCAAAGAGACTGGTGTTCAAGGTATTATTGCTATGCAGGATGATATTCCTGTATAATGCAAGCCTTACTTGACCAAGATCTATTGTGCTTTAGATGTGCTGCTTCAGCTGAGCACGATGACTTAGGTATTGCTATCTATCGGTTAGATGAGCTCTTAGATACTATCCTCACTAAAACAGAGGCGAGTAGCTACAGAGCTTTTTTAACTGGTGATACTAACTTTAGAAAACAGATTTATCCTGAGTATAAAGCTAATCGCAAATCACCTAAGCCAATTCATTTAGAAGCTTTACGCAACTATAGTCTTGACAAGTTAAATGCAGAGTATGCTCCTGATGGTTTAGAAGCAGATGATGCACTAGCAATTAATCAAACAGATAGTACAATTATTTGTACATTAGATAAAGATTTACTACAGGTTCCAGGTTCTCACTTCTCCTGGGAAATTAGTGGTAAAGGTTGGACGAGACCAGATAGATTTGTTGAACAAACAGAACTTGAAGGTCTTCGTCTTTTTTATGAACAATGTCTTAAAGGTGATACGTCAGATAACATTAAAGGTATTGAGAAGATTGGTGAGAAGAAAGCTAAGGTACTTCTTTCTACATGTCAATCAGAACAAGAAATGTTCAATATTGTAAGAGATCTGTATGGTAATGATGACGAATTTATCATGAACGCAAGAGTCTTATGGATCCTTAGATCTGTAGATGATGACTGGAAAAAGAGATTTGATGCCAACATTCAAAAGTAAACTAGAAGAAAAGGTGTGGGCAGTTTTAAAGAAAACATTCCCAACAGTTAAATATGAACCTACCAAATATAAATATGTTCAACCTGAACAAGAGAGAACTTACACTCCTGATTTCAAGACTGGTCGTAGAAATATATTCATTGAAGCTAAAGGTAAGCTTGATCTCGAAACTAGAAAGAAAATGGTGTGGTTTAAACAGTGCAATCCTAACATTACTATTATATTCTTATTTCAAAATCCTGATAACAAATTAACAAAAAGAAGTAAAACAACTTACGCTATGTGGGCTGAGGCTCAAGGGTTTCTGTGGTTGGACTTCAGAAAGGACTGGCTAAGTGCTTATCAAAAATTGTGTGAAAAATGATAATGGAGGATACGACTTTCAATTTAGTGTCAATGAAGAAGAAGCAGAATATCTTATTCATTTGGCAATTGAGACTCTTATTCGTACTGGTGTTATTCAACTTGAAGATCAAGACGCTGTTCAAGACGAACTTGATTACTACATAAGCAACGGAGGTAAAGTTTCATAATGGATCTTATAAATATAGATAATATGTATACACCATTGTCAGCTACTTACTCAGCTTACGAGTATGTGGTTGATAGAAATGTAAAGTATCCTTCAGTATTACCCAAGGATAAAGAAGAGAAGTTTGAAAAGATGTTAAAAGAAGATGGATTTAAAACAGATTTACATCGTAAGATGTGGAATCCTAACTGGATTTATACAAAGGAGGAGTAGAATGAGTAAGATACTTTTGCTAGATATCGAGATGGCTCCGAATGTCGCTCATGTGTGGGGCATTTGGGATCAGAACATTGGAATCAATCAACTACAAGAGTCATCGTATGTACTCTGCTACGCAGCCAAGTGGCTAGGTGATAAGAAGATGGTATTTGATTCTGTTAAAAAGAGTGGTGATAAGAAAATGCTAGAAGGTATCCATAAGCTTCTTGATGAAGCGGATGCAGTCATTCACTACAATGGTAAACGATTTGATATACCATCACTTAACAAAGAGTTTTTACTTCATGGTATGTTTCCTCCTGCACCATTTAAAGAGATTGACTTACTCACTGTAGCTAAAGGTCGCTTTAGATTTGTATCTAATAAGTTAGATTATGTTGCTCAGCAATTAGGTCTTGGTAAGAAAACAGAACATAGTGGTCATGAGTTATGGGTACAATGTATGGCAGGTATTCCAAAGGCTTGGAAGATCATGGAAGAGTATAATAAGAACGATGTAATCCTCTTAGAGAAAGTATATGAACGCTTTAAACCTTGGATTAAGAATCATTTAAACAGAACACTCATTGAAGGAACTGATCTTTGTTGTCCTACTTGTGCATCTAAGAACTTCCAAAGACGTGGATATAACCTAACCTCTGCTGGTAAATATCAACGATATCAATGTAGAGCTTGTGGTAATTGGTTCAGAGACAATCAGAATCTTAAAGAGAAAGGTTCTCTAAAGGTAGTGAGTGTATGAAGCCTGATGCCTGGATTGTAGAAGAGTTTGACTCTAGAGGTCAACTCGTTTGGAAGATGATGGCTTTCTTTGAGCCAACGGAACTGTCTTGGTTTAAAGATTTAAAAAGTCAGAAACATAATCTAGTCATCACACCTATGTATAAGAATGAGAAGGAGGCTAAACGTTATGATGGTATTAAGAAGTATGATTCTAGTAGGTTTGTTGTTGGCTTGTAGTGGTTGTGTTGAAGTAGCAGGAACTTTTGCAGGTAATATTTTAGCTGATCAAGCAGTTAAACAATACGATAAATACGAAAAGGAAAAGAAAAATGATCCTAAACAAAAGGTTCCTGAGAAAGCTATATAACTGTTACAAAGATCTTCCTCCATTTTGTAGTAAACGTATGCCTCCAGCTAGAAAGGTTACGTTTGAAGTAACTAATGCTGACGATCATTATGGTATGTTTATTCCTTATCCAATGAGGATACAAATCACTACTGAAAACAAAGATTTCTATCTGTTATGTGATACTTTACTTCATGAAATGGTTCATTTGTATTTGTTTTATAATGGACATACTGATTATAATCAACATGAAGAGAAGTTTAAACAGATTGCAGATGAAATATGTGAAACTTTAATGTTAAGTCGTGAACATTTTGGTTGACAAGATTGTTTAAACAAGGTATAATATTATGGTAGAACAGTTTATTGGATACGTTTTAAATATAATACTTGCATTACCTTTATGGGTATTAATAGTATTTATGTTTAAACGCTTTTATGATGAGATGGAGGACAAATGAGTGCATTAGATAAGCAAGTAAGTGGTAATCACTACAAGCAGTTTGAGATACAACCTATTGAATTTATTACAAAAAATAATATTCCTTTTATTGAAGGAAATGTGATAAAATATATCTGTCGTTGGAGAGATAAGAATGGTCTCGAAGACTTAGACAAAGTAATACATTATGTAGAATTATTGAAGGAGTTAGAGAATGGCAAGTCAGAACGAACACACGGGATCAAGGCTCGTATCAAAACCATTATCAAAGGATGGTCAAGACAACTGGGATCGCATCTTCGGAAAGAGAATCAAGGAACAGAAGCTGACAACAGAAGACATGTTGCCTGAGTATGAACTCAATAAGTCTACAGGAGATGTTCAGAAAGTTTCTCGCATAGATGTTATTGGTCAGAACGGTAACGATGGCGATCATTACTAAGTTAGATATATTATGCAATTAACATTTGAAGAAATTTGTGAACACTTAAAGAAGTATGATGAGACTATGTTATTAGAGTTACTTAACATATCCTCTGAAGAAATAGTAGAGAAGTTCCAAGATAAAATAGAAGACAATTTAGATGCTCTTGCAAAAGAGATTGATAACGAAGAAGAGGAATATGACATATATGAATAGTTTACCAAGTGTTTACCAAGAAGTTATTGCATACAGTAGATATGCTAGATTTTTACCTGAGAAGAATAGAAGAGAAACTTGGGATGAAACAGTAGGACGATTAGTAGGATACCTTCAAACTAAAGTAGAATTAGATGAGGAAACATGGAAAGATTTAAGACAAGCTGTAGAACGACTAGAGGTTATGCCTTCTATGCGTCTACTCATGACTGCTGGAGAAGCCTGTGAAAGAGATAATATCGCTGCTTATAACTGTTCTTATCTTGCTGTTAATAATAAACGCGCTTTTAGTGAAGCTCTATATATACTCATGAACGGTACAGGAGTAGGATTCTCTTGTGAACGTCAAGAGATTTCTAAACTTCCTGAGATCCCTACTGAATTAAAATATGTAGAAGATGTCATTGTAGTAGAAGACAGTAAACTAGGTTGGGCAAAAGCATTCAAGAAACTATTGTCTTCCTTGTGGGAAGGTGATATTCCTACCTTTGACTTTACTAAAGTACGTCCTGCTGGCGCAAGACTTAAAGTATTTGGTGGTAGAGCCTCGGGCCCTGAACCCTTAAAGAAACTATTTGACTTTGTAGTAGAGACATTCAAAGGTGCTGTTGGTCGTAAACTAACATCAATTGAAGTACACGATATTATGTGTATGATAGGTGAGATTGTAGTAGTAGGAGGAGTAAGACGTTCTGCTCTTATTTCACTCTCTAATCTTACTGATAAACGTATGAGAGAAGCTAAAACAGGAGCGTGGTATAATGATCATTCACATAGAGGACTTGCCAATAACTCTGTCGCCTACACAGAAAAACCCGACAGTGAAACTTTCATGGAAGAATGGCTCAGCTTGGTTAAGTCAAAGTCAGGTGAACGAGGAATCTTTAATCGTATTGCTGCTCAGAATCAAGCAAATAAGTGGGGAAGACGAGATCCGACTCTCAGCTACGGAACCAATCCATGCTCAGAAATTATCCTCCGTGATAAACAATTCTGCAATCTTACGGAAGTGGTTGTACGGGCAAACGATACCAGAGATACCCTTATCCGTAAGGTCAGACTTGCGACAATTCTCGGAACTATCCAGTCAACCTTAACTAACTTCCAATTCTTATCATCAGAGTGGAAGAAGAATACGGAAGATGAAAGACTCTTAGGAGTTAGTTTAACAGGCATCATGGATGCTAAGATTACTAATGATCCTGATCCTAAACTATTAGAGGAACTACGAGATGTCGCTAGGAAAACAAATGAGGAGTATGCTAAACAATTTGATATACCATGTTCTACTTCTATCACTTGTGTTAAGCCTTCAGGGACTGTATCGCAGTTGGTTGATTCCGCTAGTGGTATCCATGCTCGTCACAATGACTTTTATATTCGACGCATACGCATGGATAAAAAAGATCCAATCTACAATTACCTCAAACAATCAGGTGTCTCAGTAGAAGACGAGGTATTCCGTCCTGATAGTACAGCAGTATTTAGTTTCCCTATGAAAGCTCCTAAAGGTGCTATTCTTAGAAATGATAAGACTGCTATTGAACAACTTGAGACTTGGTTAATCTATCAGCGTCATTGGTGTGAACACAAACCATCTGTAACTATTTCAGTTAAGGATGAAGAGTGGCCTGAAGTAGGTGCATGGGTATGGAAACACTTTGATGAGATTAGTGGTGTATCGTTCTTACCACACTCTAATCATACTTATCAACAAGCTCCTTATGAAGATTGTACTAAGGATCAGTTTGAAGAGTTAGCTTCTAGAACTCCTACTGCTATTATTTGGGAGAACTTTATTGAAGCTGAAGATAACACAACAGGTCAACAAACATTGGCTTGCACTGCGGGGAGTTGCGAAATATGATGATTGATTTTGAAATGATTGGTGGATTAAGTCTAGGGTTTGAGTTTATAGCTGATGAGTTCTTTAACTACTTACTCATAGACTTGCTTGTAGTACGATTACAATTCTCCATAGAGAAACAATGAAGATCTGTATTCTAGGTAGTAGAAGTATAGACAAAGCAGAAACTGTCATACCTATCATTGACAAGTTTATGAAAGATCACGTCTCTGGCTCTCCCATTATTCTATCAGGGGGAGCTAAAGGTGTGGATCAGATAACTAAAGCTTATGCTAAAGCCAATGCTATCCCTCTTATAGAGTTCTTACCCTATCATCTACTAGATAATAATGTAGAGTTTAGTAGTAAGTATTTCTTTATTAGGAATAAACAGATGATTGATAATGCAGATAAAGTACTAGTCTTTTGGGATGGTAAGAGTAAAGGTACCGAGTATGGTATCAAGTACTCTCAAAAGAAAGGTATACCAGTTATGGTATTGAAAGTCCCTATTTAATAGTAGGGACCTTCTAACTCTTTACCAATAACTCTAGCTTTGCCAGAGTCAATTGCTTCTCTAGCCATTTGAACAATCTCTTCTTTTGATTTAGCTTTCTTTCCTATCTCTCTTCCTATAGCATCATTATAATAATCCATTTCTTTCTCAGCTTTGTTCTGATTGAAAGTAATGTTCTCATTAAGGAATGATATAGTCTTAGCACCAACATCAGTGTAGTCTTGTTCTGCTAGAGCAGAGAATATGATATGACGCATAGCATCTGATTTACCATTATGCTGTGTTTCTTTACCATAAGCAGCATTAGCGGTATTCGTAGCTATAGCCTTATTATCAGACATACCAGTAGCCTCTACTACAGCTCCTTTAGCAGCCTGAAATACCTTACTTAGAGCTTCATCAAATTCAAAGTTCATAGTATAGATGCTACGTAATCTTTAGTTTCAGGAGGTAACTTAGTAAACCAGGATTCTCCATGTTTCTTAACTGTAGATTTAACCTTATCAGGACCCCAATTATAAGCAGCTAAAGCTTTCGCTGCATCTCCGTTAAACTCCCTTAGCATTGCTACAAAGTAGTCTCTACTAAATCGTTTGTATTCAGCTTCTGATTGATTTTGTAGTGGTCGTACTCCAAAACCAGGATCTATTCCAGTAGCAGGCATTACTTGAGTGATACCTTTAGCACCCTTAGGTGATTCTACTAATTGACGAGTAGTAGGATTAATATGCAATCCTCTAGATTCTTTGTCTATTAGTTTAGTAAGTATTTGGTCAACCTCACCAGCGTTAGCCTCTGAAATGATTTTAGGAACAAAAGCAGTATTGATCATATCTGCTTTTTTATTTGCTCCACCTCCAGGAGTGGATGAGAACTTGCTAAGAGTATTCCCAGGAGAATACATCTTATCTTGTTCATTGTGTAGTTGTTTAGCAAAAGTATTAGCCTCCTCAACAGTCCTAAACTTACCTAGATGTCTTCCTGTATCTAAGTATTGTTTAATGGCTTCGTTTTCAGTCATAATTCTGCCATCATCAGATACTGTAGGTATTAGAACTTCTTTACCTCCAATTCCAACTGACATACTTCTGACTGTGCTTATAGTACCATCGGCATTTCGTACCACTGGTCTATTCTTGAGATCGATATTACCTTCTTCAACTGGTTTCACTTTCATGGATAACTCGCTAACATTCTTAGTAAAGATGTCTTGATAGTATCTTGAGTAGAACTCGTTAGATACTTCATTAGGATTTTTACCTTGTAATGTAGCGTATGCTTTTAACGCTGTATTAATACGACCAACATAGTTAGTATTAAATTCTTCTGAACCGCCTGTAGCGATTAATGAGCCATCCCAGTTCTGACTAATACGAACTTTCTCATTAGGATTCTCAGCTCTGTACTTCATAAAGTTATTATATATAACTCTATTGTATTCGTCAACACCTTTTAGTAGTTGAGCACTTTGATATTGGTCCATGTACTTAGCAGCATCTTTAAACTTAGGATCACCTATTTGTTTAAACATCTCTTCCATAGCACCAAATTGTTTCTTTTGTTGTACTTGTCTGTCTCTATTGCTTAGGTAGTCAGAATCAAAGTTGATATAACTGATATAGTTATCAATAGATTGTTTAAAGACAGGAACTACTGTAGCATCACCTTTACTAATACTATTAGCAGAAGAGTTCAAATAACCACCATTAATAGATAGTTTCTGACCATTCTGTAATATAATGGAACCAGGTTGAAATATATTATTAATTGTATTTTGTTCTTTTGTAGAGGCACTACTACTTTCCATTTTCTTTAAAATACCTGATACTGTAATGTCTCCATATCTAACTAAATCTTCTTCTAGTTTTTTTTCAAGATTAAATTTATTAAGATAAGGAGCAAGATCACTAAGAGTTTTAGTATATACAGGATCAATACCTGCATTTCTTAATTCTAATTCTGATAGTTTAGTAGTAATCTTAGAATTAGTTTCAAGAATCTCAGCAAAGTTCTTACCTGAAGTATCATTCTTTAAGGCTGTTACTAAACCATCAATTTGTTTATTGAGGAAGTCAGCAGCTTCTTTGATCTCTGGTTTATTATAGAACTTACCAAATTTAGTAGAGAACTCTAATTTTTGTTGGTTAGCTAATAGATCAAGAGTAGTAATCTTCTTATCAAGAGGCATTGTAGGATCTTTCATAAGAGTATTAAACTGAGATAAAGAGTTTCTGTAAGTGTTATTAACAACAGACCAATGTACATTGTTATTAACAAGTTCTTGTAACTCAACCTCACTTACATTCTTTTGAGTCTTAGCAAGCATTTCTGCATTATTAGCTATTCTTTGATCATTCATAGCTTTACGAACTTCTGTATCTAAAGCAGAATAATCTAGATATTCTTGGCCATCTTCTCCCCTAACCTTAGGAGCCATGATAAAGAACTTCTCACCTAACTCTCTTAAGTTCTTTCTTTCTTCTTCTTGAGTTTTTCTTACAGACTCATACAAAGCAGTATCCATTCTAATAGTTTGTTGGATATTGTTTAGTTCAAGAGTTTGTTGAGCTCTAGATAAAATCTCTCTAGTGAAAGCTGGGTTCTTTGCTACAGCATCACGAGTCAATTGATTAATACGAGAAGAGAATTCATACTCATTGATCCTACGTTGATCCTTAGCAGTTTGTAAGAAGTTAGTCTTATCATTAATTGACTTAAGAATACCAGGTAGTTCTACATCTTTTGTTGTAGGATCTACAGCTTTATCTTGAAGACTCTTAAGATCTAAATTAGTTTGAGCAATAAAAGTAGGACTTTGTTTTTGATATTCTTCAATGTTAGCTTTGATGCTAGATTCAATATCACTTACTGTACCTGCCTTAACCATTTCGCCTACACCTTCAGCAATAAACCCACCAGTTAACGCTAAATTAGATAAGTCATTTGATATAAGTCCTGCCCTACTAGATACAGGATTAGCTGAGTAGCTTGGTAGACTCATTGTTTGTGAAAAGCGTTCTTGTGCCATTATGGATTTTCCCTTCCGTGTATAGTATTAAGTAACTCAAATGTTGATTCGTTTTGTTTATCTTTCAATAAATTCTCTAGTTTTTGATTGTTTTCATTATACTGGTTATTCATTTTAGTCCAAGTATATTCAATTAAACTACGTTTTAGAGTTCTTCTGGTTTCTTTATCTAGCTCCCAGATTTGATCTCTGACCTCTTTAATCTTGTCTTTGTCCCATTTAGTACCATCATCATCTTGTAGAGTAGATAAGAAACTGTTAACAAGAGCTCGTTTAGTAGATTCTAAATTAGGATCATTCTTAATATCAGGATCTGAAATAATCTTAATTAATTCTCTATGGATACTAGATGCCATGTCTTTAACTTCTGTAGTTCTATCTTTCTTAACATTAGCTGCTGCCCAGATGTCTTCTTCTTTAGTAGTAGTAAAGCCTATGATTTGAGCAAATGCTTCTGCACGAGTAGACTCTAGACCAAGAGGTTTACCTTGTTTAGTGATCTTATCATTGATTGCAAGCATGAGTTGTGCCTTAGCCCAGTTATCCATACCTGAAGCAAAGCGAGATGCTTCTAATACTACACGACCAAAGTTCTGATCTGTAATCTCTTTAGTAGCTAACCATGAGTTAAGAGTATTAATAGTATCAGGGATACGACCAATAGCTGATAGTGCTGGGAATCTAAATCCATTAGACTCAGCATTTAATAGTTTAACAATTTCAACTGCTAGGTCAATATAAGGAATACCTAAACCTGATTCACCATATGGGTTAATATCTTTAGAGAAGTTAATCTTAGGATCAATGTCATCTCCAGCCATAGCCTTAAAGATACCATTCATAACACGATCATAAGCACCTTTTCTGATTTCTTCTTTTAACTTAAGAACATCAGGATCTTGTGAAGAAGATAGTGCATCCATTAAGATCTTACC